AGCTTTAGCTGCCAATCGGTCTTCCGTAGTGAATGTTGTCATTCGCCATTTCCTTTTCCAAGTTTTTGATTGACTCGTTCCAATAACCACGCCTCGGTAACGCCCCATTTATTGCTAAAACCTTTGTGACCCAATCCGTGAACGCCACTATTTCCCCGATGGTGTTCTGGGCATAATGGGATGACAGGGGATGCAGACCGCTTGTTTCCATACCTGCGAATGTGATGGAGTTCTGACGGAGTGCCTTCAAACCCAAGGATTTCGGAACATAAAATACATCCGAGTTCTGCAATCTTACGGAGAGCGTTCTTTTCACTTTTAGTGGACACTATGCTTACTCGCCCAATCTTCAAGCTCTTGAGCTGTTTCTGTAATCTGACAAGCAATTAAATACGCTTCTGTCTTACGTTGTTTTAATACTGCGTTAAGAAAATGTTTTGTAAGTCTGTTAATTTTTAATAAGTTATCAGCGTAATCTGTCATGTTGTCATTTTCTCTAGTTGTCTGTTGTTAGCCTGTTCTGTGCGCCAAGCTTCAAAACGCATTTTTGCTGCTTCAAGTTGCCATTTTAACTTTTCTGCTTGTTCTGTGGCTGTGCCTATAGCCTTACATAGCTCTTGGTATTCAGGGCTACGGTATGCTTCCATTTCTTTTGCTGCAATCGTAGCCCCATCCGCTTGCGCCATCTTAATTGCTTTAAGGCTATGCTTAAAGGCTTCGAGTTGCGCCAGTTCACCTTTGGCTTTCGCATAGTCAGGAGCTTTTTGATAGATAAATTCAATCGAATCATGTGGATTAAATTCTTTCATTGATCTTCTCACAAATTTTAGTCATAAATTCAATTAGGCCGTCTGGTGTGTATTCACGTTCATATTGTGTGCATCTGCGACCAGGCTGGCCAGTAATGCCACAAATAGTTTTCCACGGTTGCCCTTCCCTAATTGGTATTTCAGGTAAATCTTTTGGATCAATTCCCACAATGTAAAGATGTGTCCATTTACGAGCTACATGGCCAAAATGATATTGATCAATTAAAACAGTAAAGCCACCATATTCATCAGGAAACTCGCCTGGTAATGGTAACGGTGCTTCTTTCCATAATTTACTGCCTTTTGGATGCTCCAATATGCCACCGTTTTTACGGACTTTTTCCAAGGCAAACCAAGCTAAATCTTTTTCGTCTGGCCTAGGATTTGCCATGTGACTTAACCGACCCCAAGCTCTGCATGGTGGATGAGCAATAACAGGATAATCACCATCAAATTTTCGAGCATCACGCTCAATGTCATAAACATCATAGCCTTGTAAATCTTTGTATCGGCTATCTGTTCTTGCAAATAACACAGCAATCATTTAAGGGCCATCCATAAGCCAATTTGAGCAAAGCTGTAACCAAACCAAATAAAAGCATTAGGTATTGATTGTTTTCTTAACTGCTCAATTCCTACAATCAAATACCCAATCCCTGTTGCTGCGATGATAATTCTATCCATGTTCCCCACTCCCCCTTGTTTCCATGTTTGTATTGCTCAAAAAAATCGTCTAATACCACTTTACTAAAGTTTTTATCGCTAATGTAGTTTCTAAACCAACTTAATCCTTTTTTGTGGCGCAGATGACACAAATAGCGAATACCGCATCTATGCCTGTGTTCTGAATCGCAATTCCCTCTGTTTAATGACATATTCTCGCATTTCGTAATAGCTTCCAAAACGAGCTAGTTTTGGGTCTTTACCACATTCCACTCTGTAAGCTTCTTCAATCTGTTCGTTTGTAGCCAGAGGTAACTGTTTCTGTTTAATGGCTTCTTCTTTGACCCATTCAGCTTTAAATCCAACCCAACCCCTTTCGCAACACATTTGCATTACTTCTGAAAGAGTCATTTTAGCTTTATCAGCTTCTCTTTGTAATCCTTTGTAAGCTGTTTCTGTCCACTTGGCTTTCTTGCCTTTGCGAACTTCTAAATAATCTTTAAACAAAGATTCAGAAACACCTTCAGGTGTAATTATCTTTGGTTTATGGTTATTGGTTATTGGTTCTTGGTTAGGTGGGGTTTCGTTTACGATTCGTTCACGTTTTGTGCTTTCACCTCTACGTTTTGCCTCTCTTTGTATGGCAATTTCCTTGTTTTTATTGGCTTTGCTGTGATATTCAATAATTTCTTCTTGAATTCTAGATTGAACATAAACACCATTTTCAAACGTAAAAAATCGTTTTAAAACAAATTCAACTGCATCAATTTCGTCTTTTGTAATTGCCCAAGACCATTCAATAGCTTCTTCTAATGTAGGGAATTTTTCACGGTCATAACAAGAATCAATTAAAAGCGTGTAAGCCCCATGCTGCAACATAGACAATCTGCCTGTTTTTTTAGCATAATCCCCAATATTTTTTTTATAGTAGTGCATTTTGCACCTCTCTTATGTGTTTGTTAGTATTTTCAAAAAATATTAATAATTCATCTAAATCATCTGGAAGTGGCGTAAACCATTCGCCACGATACCTACAATGATCAAATTTTGTATGTAAATATTTTTCAATCTCAACATAACGAGGACTGTAAATACCGAGCCAAAAAAATAATTTAAATGGGCAACCGTTTTGAATGTTTGACATTCTTTGTTTTATTGATTTTGCATATCCAATCTTGATGAATTCAAAATTGTTTGTTCTTAAAACATAAGTCATAGGTAGCTTATGAAGCCTTGCATTAGCTTCAATATCACCTATTTCATGGGGGTAATAATGCACAGTTTGTTCCTCTATCAAAGGTTATCACTAAAGGTGGACTTGGCAGGTCGGTGATAAAGCGACTTTTCGGGAATGACCCTAGCCTGTCCATAGATTTTACTACAAATTTACTTCGTTGTTCCACCAAATACTTGATGATCCATGTAATTCAATCGTTCTCTAAGCTGGTTAAGCTCTTTCGTTAAAAACTCAGTTTTGTGCTGCAAATCTCGTATTTCTTGATCTGCTCGTTCTAGCATTTTGATAAGCATTTGTTCTCGTGTCATTACCATTCATTTTCTTGTAGTTCTGGCCAAATTAAATGCCAAGATTGAGGAAATATATCTTTACGAGTCACTAGACCATGCGATTCACGTTCAAGCGTGGCAGCCAATATTACAAATTTTTCGTAAGGAATGTTGTTTTTACGCCACATTGATACAGCATTAGGCGTAACCCCTGCAAGTTTAGCGACTTTTGTTGATCCCCCCAGCAAATCTATGATTGCTGAATCTGATAGTTTTAGTTTCATGTAAGCTATCTTACACCGTATGTTGCTAATTTGCAAATAGTTGTTGACACCTATGTAAATATGCTTACAATCAATAGTGTAGCAATTTCGCTATTTATTTTCGGGGGAACGAAATGGGTGAATTACACCAATTGATGTTAGAGCATGAAAAACAACTTGAAGAAGCATTAGATGCAATGGAGTGTGGATGGCCCACACAAGATCAGATTGACATCATTCGTCATGCTTGTGGCAAACCACGCAACAAACGCTCTGTATTAGCACCATTGTTTGATGATTTTGCAACCGTATTTAGGAGTGCAAAATGAATCAATCAGAATCAATCGCTAAATTAGCTACAGCTTTGTCAATCGTTCAGGGGAAATTGAGCCATGCAAAAAAAGATTCATCAAATCCGTTCTTCAAGTCTAAGTATGCTGACTTGGAGTCTGTGTGGGATGCTTGTCGTGATCTTTTGGCTGCAAACGGCCTCTCAGTTATGCAATTTCCTGGCGAATATATTGACGGCACAATGTCAATGACCACGATCCTAGCTCACAGCTCTGGTGAGTGGATTGGTCAAGAAATGTCTATGCCAATAACTAAGCCCGATCCTCATGGAATTGCCTCTGCACTTACCTATATGAGAAGGCTGTCGGTAGCAGCAGTAACTGGAGTAGTGCCTGGTGATGATGATGATGGTAATGCAGCATCAGGGATTCAAACTAAATCTAGCCCATCAATGAAATCAATAGCCAAAGATATTTTATAAAGGACATGAAATGGCATACCAAGCAAAAGAAGGTTCAGGAAATCTTTTCAAGAATGACCGTAAGCAAACTGATTCGCACCCTGACTATACAGGCACAATTATGGTTAATGGTAAAGAGCATTGGCTTTCGGGTTGGGTTAAAGAAGGCAAAAAAGGCAAGTTTTTCAGCATTTCGATTGGCAAAGAAAAACTGCCTGTAGGTTTTAAACCAGCAGGGTCAGACGAGTTGCCAAAGTCTGATCCATTTATTGACGATAGCGTTCCATTTTAAGGGGTTAAAAATGAAAAAAATAATCGTAGCAGCAATGGCATTTTTTGTAATTGGTTTGGCATCAGCTCAATACGCAAACTGCTGGCAACAGTATGTATGCGGTGGTGGCGGTTGTCATTGGGTAACACTCTGCCGATAAGGAGAAAATCATGCAGAACCAAATTAAAGACATTATTAATACTAAATACACGGAAAAAGTATGGCAAGGGGTTGGTGTTGACGAAGAACAGCAACTGATTAGCTTTACACCAAATGATTTAGCAGCAGTCATTAAAGCGGTTCTGCTAGTTGCAGCAGACTTATGCGTGTTCCAAGAGGACAGTATGAGAATTACTAATTATTCTAAAGGCATATAATGACTTGCAAAGCTTGTAAGTTTTTTGTATTTAATCAAAATGATATGATGGGAGCTTGTAAGCTCAATCCTGTGGTAGTTAATAAAATGCCATCAGATTGGTGCGGCCAAGAAATCCCAGCGCAATATGAAGTAGAAGTTGTGCCAGCAGCACCTGTAGTAGAAGTTGTATATGACATCAACACGGATGAAGTAAAACCAAAAAGGGGAAGAAAAAGTGCTAATAAAGGATCAGACAAGTGAAAGTGGGCATTGGTATGACGAAATGGGCAATCCAGCCTACGAAATCATCGGTGCGAATGGCAAACAAAGGAACACAACCTTACGAGATGCTAAAAAACTCGGTTTATTGCCCTCAGTTACAACAATCTTGGGAGTCGCAGCCAAGCCAGGTCTTGACCGATGGAAACAAGAACAGGCCATCCTCGCTGCGCTTACATTACCTCGCTTAGAGGGCGAAGAAGAATCCGAGTGGCTTAGTCGAGTATTAAGCGACAGTAAAGCCCAAGGCAAACAAGCAGCCGAGCGTGGTAGCGCCATTCACGCCATCATAGAGAGCTTCTTTGACGGTATTTTGCTTGAGTCAGTCCCTACCTATTGCCGTAACATAGAAAACGCCCTACAAGCTGCGTATGGGGCTAGATTATGGATTCCAGAACAAAGTGCCAGCCATACAGAGCTAAAATTCGGTGGCAAGGTGGATTTACACGCCAAAGCAGATAAAGTTAAGGGCATACCAAGCGTAATTGTAGATTTTAAGACAAAAGAAACCCCCTTGGAAAAGGTCGTTCCATACGATGATCATATCATGCAGATGGCAGCTTACCGTGAGCTTTTGGGTTTAGAAGGTGCTAGATGTGGGATTATGTTTGTCAACGGCCTAACTAACGAAGTAAAGCTGTGCGAAATAGAAGAAGCAGACCTACAAAAGGGTTTAAAGTGCTTTTTCCACCTTTTGCGTTTTTATCAGTTAAAATCGGGTTTATAGAATTTTATGGGGCTGGCTTGGTTTCCCCCGACCATTACATCCTTCCGTGAGGAGTCAGCCCCACCCTGTTGTTTTTTTACAACAAATTAAAAATATCCAAATTATTTTTCATTTTCTTGATCTAGATCAACTTTTTTATATCAAAACTATGAAAAACTGTAGTTACTCCACGGGGGAGTAAATTTAAAAGGAGCTACAAATGGAATATCAAACTAAAGCTGGTTATGTAATTTCAGAAGAAAACTACAACAAAATCAAAGAAATTTGTCCACAGTTGTCTTTTGAAGAAATTATGCGAATGATTGATTTGTTCAAATCAAACATAATTTAAACTTTTACGACAGGTCATTGACACTATTCGGCAACGGCTATACGAAGCGACTGTTATACAAAAAGACCTTGACCTGTCTTTTTTATTTAGGGGAATTTATGAAAACTACATTACTTGATTGGATTGGCGTAATACTACTAGGTGTATTACTTGGCTTAATGTTTGCATGGGGATTCTAATGATAGACAAATCTGCTTTCAAAATAGAATTAATGGGATCAAATTCAAACAAACAATTTTTTAAAAACAGAACTTGTTTAGCTTTGTTATTAAAACGTAGGGGCAGCTCTTTAGAAGCAAAACGCAAAATCGTAATGATGGCTAATTCACCATTGTTTTACGCTTTTGGATATGAATACAACGCAAAGGAAGGATTAAATTATGGTTATGGATACTGAATACGCAATTCCTGAAACAAAGAATTACAAATGCTATAAGCTGGGCAATATTATGTATATTCCTCACTACGAAATACCAGGTTTATATGTAGGGCCAAGTAAACGAGTAGAAACAGGTCGAATTAAAGCGATCTACGAAAGACGTTCTTTTTACAAAGAAGAACTTGTCAGAATGGGCGCAGCAGAAACAACAGAGCAGTTATGGTCAACATCAGCGAGGGATCAAAAATGAGCTTATGGGATGAAGCAAACGAATTAGAAAATATTTCTAATCAAATTTCTTGTTTAGGCAATGTATTAGAGCTTGTTGCAGAAAAAATACCTAGCGATCCTGAAAGTGGCACATTATGGCTTTGTCACGATGTTTGCGAAAACTTATATGATCGTTTACAACGCAGAATAGAAGCTTTATTAGCTATGCACGTTGAGAAAAAGAGTAAAAAGTGAATAATAAACCAGTAGCATGGGCTATGTTTGTAGATGGTGATTTTTGGGATGCTATTCACCCTGAAGAACATGACAGAGTTGAAGGTAAATACACAGTTCCACTCTACACCCATCCAGCAAAGACACTAACAGATGAGGAAATAGATAAAGAAATTGAATATGCAATTATGCAAGGCTATGGTTCATCTTATGTTGAAGGATTAGCAGATGGATTTGAAAGGGCTAGAGCAATACTAAGAAAGGCACAAGAGAAATGAACGCAAATGAACTAGCTGATAATTTAAAATTGTTTTGGCATACAGAAAATGATAGTTTATTTGAAGAAGCAGCTACCATGCTACGTCAGAAACAAGCTGAAATTGAGGCGTTGAAAGCTGAGTTAAGAATTTGGAGTAATAGTCTAATTAAAGAACAACAAGCGCAAATTGAGGCGTTAAAAGCAAAGACACTAACAGATGAGGAAATAAAACAAATTTGGAAAGAAAGTCATGTAAATGGTGCTTTGGAATTTGAAATTGTGAATATTTTTGCTAAAGCAATACTAAGAAAGGCACAAGAGAAATGATTGATTTTTTAAACAATGGCAAAGTATTAATTGGCTCTCGATATGATGAAAACCCATTAAAACCTAAGTATGTAGAACAAGACCCTGATATGCTTGAGATACAGAAATGGCTTATTGGTGATCCTGCAAAATTACGTTTTGAATACTGGTGCAATGTAGCTTATATTGTTTTGCTGTGTTTTGTTTTATTAGTAATTATTCTTAAAGCGTGAAACCTTTTAGCAAATATTTACACGATGTATATGATGGCCCAGCTCGCAAAGCAGTAAGCGACTGGGTCAAAATGAAATGGGGTTTAGAAGTAAAAGACAACCCTAATAAGTATGGAGTTGACCTAGTCTGTTTTCGATCAGGTTCTCCAGTTGGCTTGCTTGAGGTAGAAGTTCGTCAAGAAGGTTTTGATCGACATCGAACCATCCACGTAGGGCAACGCAAAGACAAGCTATTTCAGGAAGGTCTGCCGACTCTATTTTTTGCCTTAACTCAGGACTTATCTCGTGCTTATTGGGTGAAAGCAGACTTGATAGCAAATTGCCCATTGATTGAAGTCCATAACAAATATGTTACTAAAGGGGAAATGTTTTACGATTGCCCCATCCAAATGTTCAAAATTGCTGATTTAACTCAGATTTTTTAGTATTTTCTCATATTTGGCAATGGAGCTTCTTTTTGGCTTGAACCATGTTCTGCGTGGTGAGCTTTCTCCATAGGCAAAGCAATGTGTTTGTCAAGCTTACGCTCTAAACGCTCTACTTCTTTTTCAATACGATGTGGCGATTCTTTAACGTAATGACCTTTTGGGCTTTCGTATGTTTTGCCAGTAATTTTAAAATTAGTTGCCATTTGATTCTCCAATCATTTTTAATGCGTTTTGTTTAACATCTTCTACTCGTTTTAGCCAGCCTTTGCCAAATGTCGCAAAAGTCGCTAATGACTTATAAAAGTCAATTTTACGCTGACTAAATGCTTCTACAATATCTTCTGGCTTTTTTTGATCAATTAATTGCATTGTGCGAGGGCCTATAGTGCCGTCAGGAACGCAACCAAGGCACTCTTGCAGCAATTTGACACTACGCCCTGGCCCACCGTTTACAGCCATGTCAAACGCCATATAATCGATTCCTACGGGCAGTTGGTTTGCATAGCAAGACATCCAATATTTAGCTTGATACATGGGGGCTACATCTTCAGGTGTCAAACCTTGCATAGTCTTAATTTCATGCCCGACCCATTCTTCCCAGACTTTTTTAGTCACTCCAAGATTAGTTTCGCCACCAGGGTCTTTAGGGTTGTTTACCCAACCACCTTCTGACTTCAATACAAGCTCAAGGCATTTTTTAAAGTTATTTTGCATCTAATCCTACCTGTTGGTTAATCCAGTCTTGTAAAGACACTAATTGTTGGGTTGTTTGGGCGCATTGCTCGGCAACAGATAATAAGTTATGGGTTTCACCATTAATTGTGATGGTGGCTGTGCCATTGGGGGACATTGCACCGCTACTGGTGTCGAGCATCCTGTTATAAAAAGTATGGATGTTATTGATATTATCTTGATAAGTTTTGGCAACATTTTCATTAATTATCTCCTGTTCTTCTGCCTTGACTTTGTTTTCTGCAATTTGTTTTTCTCCTGCTGCCACAACGTCAGCTTTATACTCAGCAAATCGTAAATGCTCAATATAAAAACCAGCACTAAAACCACCAAAAACCAAAGCCATATATAAGTAAGCTTGTCCACCTAGACCGCCTATTAGATTAAGTAAAAATTTCATTGTGGATCAGGCTCTGCCCCTGCCATGTGTTTGCCAGCTACTGATGCTGCGCCTGAACCTGATACGATGCCTAAAGCACCAGCAAGCTCAGTTAAGCTAATTTCTTTTCCTGAATAGATTAAATAGATCGCAGATGCGCCTACTAAAATAAAGCCTAACATCCATGCCCATTTTGCAATGTCATGTGTCTGATTATCTTTACCTGTAAGTAAATGTGTAAATATATCGCCCATCAAATTACTCCTAATACAAATTTAAGCCATAAAGTTACTATTAATGCTGCTATCCAACAATACAATTTTACACGCTGTATTTCTCTAGCATCGTGTTGAAATGCCTCGTTTTCTTTGCGCTCAAGATTTTCAATGTCTAGCTTTATTTTCAAGACGGCTTCCCACTCTTTTGCGCCATACTTCTTTACAAAATCTATTTTTAGCTGTGCTTCTTTATCGCTAATTTGCTTCTTTTGCTTCCAATCTTCTAATGCTCTAATTAAAGCATTTTGCTTTTTTAACTCTGCTTCACGATAAGCTTTATGTCTTTCTCTAGCTTTTCTTTGAGCTATTTCTAATCCATCTTGCTGGATGCTCTCTACGCTTTTTGTAAGGCTTTTTGTAGCTTCTCTAGTAGCATCTAAACCTTCACTAAGAGATTTTACCCCTTGTGAGAATGGGTCGATCATAGGTCATTTTGCTGTCAAATAATGTATTAAAAAACCAACAAAACTAGAAACAGCAGAAATTACCATCATGCCAGCCCAAAGGCCACCTTTGGATTTATTGGCTAATTCCAAGAGTTGTTTTACATCATCACGCAATTCAGACACTTCTTTTTCCATAGCTTCTACTTTTTGCCACATGACCCCCACCTTAACTGGATCAATCTCTACCATGATTATGCTTTCATAATGTATGCAAGAGCATAATAAGGTGGCAAGTTTTGACCTGTTCCGCTTACACCAGCAGAAGCATTAGTAGTTGTTGTAGCTACAGTAATTCCTGTTGTTGCATCTGTTGTTGCATAGCCAGGTTGATTTCCTGATCCTGAAGAATATACCGCACCAGCACCACCGCCATTTGGCGCAGCGTTGCCTTGCGACATATGATGATGTCCAGGGTCTGTTACAACTGATGTAGATGTAGCTGTATGAGTATGACTTACAACAATAGCATCTGCTGTTCCGCCTGTTGCTCCTACTGCATAAGTATTGCCTGCGCCTACAATAAATGAGTTGCGTAGGTCTGGCGTGCCGTTTGTTCCATCGCAAAGATACCAACCACTAGGAACTGAACCTGTAGAACCTGACCATAAAATAATACCGCCACTAGGAACTGCTGGTGCGCTTGCAGGGGCATTTTGCAAAATAGGGTATAGGTTATCTAATGTCTGAATAGATGCGCCAGCAGCAGTTTGAATAACAAACTTATAGCTATATCCTGTAAACATCCAAATTTCGTAAGGAACACGGCCTGCGCTGTCTAATACAATAGGATTAGCATTAGCAATAGTTCCACCATTGTCTGTATAAGTAGCTAATGGAGTGCTTGTGCCAGCTTGATAGGTATAGATTAAACCACCAGCTAGGGGTAATCCATTGTTATCAAAATATTGTTGACCTACGCCAACTGGTGATAGTAGAACTGATGCCATTATTGTTTTCCTATATCTGGTTTTCCTATATCTGAAATTTTAGTGCCTAATTTAGCATTTTCTTTCATTTTCTTTTCTAAAGTAGTAGCTTGTTTTGCTAATTTTCTATTAACTAAAGCTACTTTACCTTTTTCTCCAAGTTTTTCACCTAAAGTTGCTGCAAAAGGAACGCCTGTAAATGCTCCTATTTCACGACCAATACCAGGCAATCTGTTTGCTAATTTTCCTACACGTTCTGCTTGTAAACCTGCTCCTTCATAAGCATGAACGCCTGGCATTAAATGACCGCCATAATTAAGTGTGTGAAATGCTTTTTGTTCTTCAGGGCTAAAAGCGTATTTAATTTTTCTTGCTCTAGCATTAAGAACATTATTAACAGAATTTTGATTCCATACGCCAACTTTTGCTGCGCCTGCTTCGTAAACTTCTCTAGCTAAAGCGCCTGTAATTTCTTTTTTTGCTGCATCTGCTGCTTCTCTAAGTTCTGGTGGAATATTTAATTGCTGACCTTTTATTTCAATAGTTTCTCTAGAAAACTTATCAGCAGTATCATAAACATGACGCCATTCGTCAAAATCCATACTATTTAAGCGTTTAGGAATATCAGCAAATGGTGTAGCTGTTTGTGTTCCATTTGAATCAATTTCACCAAATAATTTTTTAATGCCTTTTGAGCCAAACAATTCTTTTTCCGCTTGATGAATAGCATCAGCCTTTTTAAGTAATTCTGAACCACCAGCACTAGCAATATCTTTGTCAATAGCTTGATTAATTTTACGAATCATTGTTGCGTTAGCTGGTGTCCATTCAGAATTTAAAGATTTTCTAACTGCATCCCAAGCGCCCACGCTATTAGGCGCAAATTTATTGCCAAACTCATCTTCAAAACCAACTTCTTTAGCAAGCTTAATAAGACTTTCTGCGCTTTTTAATACACCTTCATTGCCACGCAAACCTGCTCCTGCTTTAAATTGTGGATTTTCAAATAAAGAATTTACATGACTAGATTGAATTGGATTGTTTCCAACAGTTGATCTAGCATCTTCATAAATGGCATTTTTAGCTTTTTTAATAAAGCTTGTTGCGCCTTCATCGCCTGCAAAAGCATTATTAATGCGTTCACCACGTTCATAATTATCTTGCAATAATTGATCTGCACCTGTGTTTTCTATGCGTTTTTTAGCATAATCAGACAAAGCATTTTGTTCTTTAGCAATTTGCTCTTTTAATAGTTCGCCTTCAGGTGTTCTATTTGATGATTTTGCTAATGTATGTTCGTTGCGTAATGTATCTTCGTTGCCTGTAATAACACCTTGACGAACACCAGAGTCAGGGCCAAGAATTTCTGATGCAATTTTTGCTCTTGTTGCTTGTTCTGTAGGCGCAACATCTTTAGGAGTTTTTGACAATTTAACAACAGGAAATTCGCCTCTAGCTTTTTCTTCTCCAGTTAATGTGCCGTAAGGATTAAATTCTGCTTTAGCTGCGCCAACGCCTTTAAGTTCTGCTTTAGGGACTTCAACAACTGCTGCTTCTTCAAATTTAGGAAAACGCTTTTCAAATTGTTTGCCAACTTCTGCAACTGCCCCTTTTGCTTTGCCAGCAACAGCTTCTTTAGGAGTTGCAGTTACAGCCATTAATTCAGGAACAGGGCCAAATCCCATGTGTGAACCAGTTACTTTTTCAGGTATAGAACTAATAAATTCATTTATAGCCTTTCCTGTTTCAGTCTTAGGTTCATAAGTATGTTGTTCTGCAAATTTACTAGCTATGCGTTCACCAATAGGTGCTGGGGCTTGACCTGTTTTAATAGCCTCAGGAATACTTTGAACAATACCTTTTACATTTCCAGCTAATTGAACTAAAGGGTTAATAACATTAGATGCAACAGCCTCTCCAACTCCTGTCAATGGTTCGTTTGACTCTCGTGCCTTACCAGCAACTTGAGAAAAC